ACTAACATCAGTATTGTTTAAAACTACTGCGCCAGTCTTTCCTGCAACGCTAGTTACTAAGTTTGTTTGGTCTAACTTTTGCCAAGTAGAACCATTAAAGATTAACCAATCTCCAACTTGCCAATCAGTAACACCATTGAGATTAGTTGACCCAGCAGTAGAAACAACGTAATAGTAGCCGTTTGTTCCAACACTACTTGTAAGAGTTGGAGAATTTGTAGAAGCATTCCATGTACCTTGATAACTCAATACACCTGTAACAGAAGCCCAAGAAGTGCTTGTTCCATTAGTAGTGAGATACTTTCCTGAGTTACCAGTCTGACTAGGAATCAGATTGGTAATTTGGGTCTGTAAAGAGGCTAGAGTATCAAGTACAGACTGAGAAGTACCACCACCATTAGTAATAACTTTGATGTGTTCTGCAAGATCAGGAGTAACAACTTCGCCGACATTAAGCTCAACACCCGTAGACAGAGTAATGATAAGTGAACCATCAAAATCAATATGAGCAGCGGTGACAGACACACCATCAACACCATCCACTCCGTCAATCCCAGCTTGACCACTTTCACCTTTTTCGCCTTTTGCTCCATCCCTACCATTTTTCCCGTCTTTTCCATCACGACCATCCTTGCCATTAGCGCCATCACGCCCGTCTTTGATAGAAGACACACGTTTTTCAATAGCATTGCCTACATCATCAAAGCGACTGCGAATATCAGACTCAATAGTCTTTAATGCTTGGACAACAATGTCTACGTTCTCACCAATCTTGCGCTTTTGGACTTCTCTAGCTTGTGCAACAGACGCTTTAACAGAATCCAAAACAGCCATCTGCTGTTCAGGTGTCATGTTCTTGAGGATTAGCTCTTTGGCTAGGCTTTCGACATCCATTATTGAGCCTTCGGTTGGGTTGAGCCTAAAGATTTGGACAACTGGTCTAAGAAATCTTGTTCCATCCCACCAACTTTATTGTTATTTTGGGACATTTGCAACTCAACAATCTTAGATTTGTTCTTAATGTCAGCTTCTTTTAACATTAATTCAGCGATCTTAACTCGCTTATCAAATTCAGCCGAGGCTTGATCTGCTTGGTTTGGCAGGTTATTGGTAGTCGATGCAATGATTTTTGCTTGTACTTCTTGTGGAATGTACTGTGCTTCCACCATTTTCTTGGTTGCATCAGCACGATTTTGCTCTGCCTGAGTAGTAACCAAAGCAATTTGAGCTTGTTGTGCTTGCATTTGCATCTGTTGTTGCATTTGTTGCATCTGTTGAGCCTGTGGGTCAGGCGTAGACATCTTGTCTAGCATATCCATCATCTCAAATCGGTTGCTCAAACTTGAATTAGCCACGATTCCCTTAAGAATAATGGGTAAAACAGGAGTTTGTGGGCCAAGAGTCTGCAATAGGCTGATGAACTGCTGTTGCTCATACTCACGGGCAATAATTCCCAATGTAGCCGTAGGAATGAAGTTCATGTCCACAGAAGGATAGCGGTTTGGGTCAAACTGCATATACCTAAATGCGGCTTTCTTAATAAAAGGCACAAGGAAGTCTTCTTGGAAGTTCACCAAGGTACGCTTATACTTTTTAATGATAGAAGCAACAGCCATAGACATACCGCCACCATCACGGCTTGACTGAGTAACCATACCATTGGAGTCCAGCGTACCAGTTGCTTGTAGCAACATGCGTTCAAACTCTTTGGAAGTGGCTAGATTGTTTCCATCAGTAACGCCAAACTTAAATGGCATCAAAATCTCAGCAGGAGAGCCGTTTGTCAGGATAGCTTTTCCGGGCTTTACTTCAAATTTAGCACCACGGGGAAGGCGAGTTGCATCCATCGCAACCATAGGGCTTGTAGTCAGTGCTAGAGAGTCTAAATGGCTGCGAATCTGTGCATCCATAGCCTTTTGCATGTTGTAGGCTTTCTCAACTGTCCCACGACCCAGTAAACGATTAGGCACAGTGTCATCCTGATAGGAAATGACTGGTCTATCTTTCATCATGTAAGGGCTTTCTTCAGCCTTGAGCAACAAATTGTCGTTAGCAATAACAACAATCGCCTCAATCATGTCTTGATAGTCTTCAGCTTCTGAACTTGTAGGGAACAATTCAACAATGTCTTTGTTCTCAGCCAAATTTTGCAAGTATTCCCGTGGGACAAGGCCATAGTAGGTCAGCAATTTGACTTTTTGGTCTTGAAACATTGTGAGTTCTTGTGTGGGTTCTAAGTCTTCATCAGAAGCAACCACACCAACATCAACCTTGCGATACATACCAGACTCAATGCCAGCCACTATCTTGTGGATAGAGATAAATTTCTCTACAGCAACACCCATACAGTCATCAATGCTTGTTCCATTTGGGTCAAACAAGAAGTTCTTGGGGTTGACTGGCATGATCTTGACAGAAATCCTGTCTCTCTCCATCACACCAATAGCAGCTTGACCTTGTTGATTAGGGATTGGCTGTGTAGAAGGCACATATTCTTTTTCTGTACGGACAACAATCTCGCCAATACCTGTGCCATATATTTCTGCCATCAACTCGATCTGGTCGATAGCTTTTCTGATCTTGTCTTTCTTGAAATCCTCCATGAGTTGATTCTTAATCATCTCAACATCAATGGGATTATTGTTTACATCTTGTACGTTATCTTCAATATCAAAGAAATCGCCTTGCCCAAAGATGGCTTCCATGATCTCAGCATGGCGGGTTTCTACAGCTTGTTGGGTAGCAGGGGTAACAATACGGCTGCGCTCAGACTCACGGGTCTTATCATCATCAGCCCATTGACCACGGAAGATACGCTCATATTCTTCCCAGTCGCTCAGGAAGTTGGTATCCCGATAATTGCGCCATCTGTCGCAGTGGTCAATAACAAAAGCAGTTAGCTCCTTGTCATTCTCAGTAGGTTCTTCAAATTGATTTTGGTCTAACTTGTCTGTTGCCATTTATATCCCCGAAATTATGTCCATAGGTTCCCACTCATCTGACTCATCTTCTTCAAAGTAAGTGGTAACAGCCAGTTGGTCAATGTAGGAAAGAGCATCAGGCAAGTCATCGTGTACTCCATTTGCAGGAAACATCAATAGTTGGTCTTTAAACTCATCCCAATCTTCCTTGGAGTTAAGCACAATTCGCCCATGCTCAAACCTTCCTTGAAGTGACCAAATGATACGATCAGCCTTTTTGCGATTTCCGTGGGTCAAGTCAACTATATGGGAATATACATTATTTTTACGCATTAAGTCACTCAAATATGGCAAAACTGCGTTTTTTAATGCTCCACGTTCAATTCCAACAGCCAAAGGGCGGTAATTGCGCATCTTTAAGAGTATCTTTGCAGCAGTCTCTCGAATATCCCACCGACCAAAGTCAATCTCTTTTACAAACCATTTGCCATCATCAGTAACCTTGACCACAGCAATAGCCGTTTGGTCTAGCCTTTTCTTAGAGTTAGCCGCTTGTTTGGCAACTTCTTCAAATCCAGCCAAGTCAACAGCTACATAGTATGAACCATATTCAGGTTCTTCCCCGTACTTAATCCAGTCTTCTTTAAAAACATCGCTACCCGCATTATCAAAAGATGCCATATACTCTTGTTTGAAAGCGAAGCTGGAAAGGGATTTCTTCGCGCTCTCGATTTCAGCAGGGTCAATTAAGGGGTTATCTTTGGTAGTAAAGTGCCAAGTTTTCCAGTCTGAGTCTTCTTCTGATTGACCGAGCTTAAAGATGTCGTAGAAAAAATTGCGACCTTTTGGAGTGCCGATGAACATTGCTCTGCCCTTTTTATCTGACAGAGATGCACGAATAACTTGTTCCCATGCTTCAGGCTTAATGTCGGCAACTTCATCCAACACAGCGTAGGTGAGAGACACTCCTCGCAAAGTATCTGGGCGATCTGCTCCTCTAACATATATCTTTGCTCCGTTTATCAATGTGATGTCCATGTTGTTGATATGGCTTGCGGAGATAACCTCCCTGCCCAACTCCATCAACACATCCCAAATAATCTGACGAGCTTGCCCATTGGTAGGCGCAACATAAAGCACAGCAGAGCCAGCAGTACACTGCAAACCCTCAATCAATAGGGTAATGGCTGAGAGCCTAGACTTACCGCATCGACGACCAGCAGCAATGACTTTAAACCTTGTTTTATCAGCAAATACTTCTTGTTGCCAAGGCAGGAGGCTAAAGTTTAGATCAGACATCTTTGCTTTCTATATCTTCAGCTTCTATCGTAGGTGTATCAATGTTGATACCACCAATACCTGAAATCGTAATGTTTACAGCACTTCTCTGATTCTTTTCTTTTTCAAACAAAGTAACAGGTAACATCCTATCCATGCACAGCTTCAGTGCAGCCATCTGAGCAGGGTGATCGTCATCCAAAGCAATCTGTACTGTTTTCTGTACAACATTAACTCCAGCACTGTTTATCAACAGGTCTTTGAGTTCTTTGACTCTTTGGTTCTCGGTCTTGGGAAGCATTGCTAATGGCTTGGAATCAGCATACTTCGCCATAGTCAATTTACCCGAACCCTTTGGGCGACCCTTGGTTTTCTTTAGTTTATCAGGTAGTGCGTCTATCACATTCATCTTTTGTCCTATAAAGGGAAGAAGGGTTGTTGGGTTCGATTTGGTCGATTGATATACATATCAATGTATATGTGTAAAGGAAAACCAGAAAACCATACACATGACATCCTCGAAAGCTGGCTTAACACCCAACACGGCTGGAGACTAATCATGGATGAACCCATATAGTCGTCAATCTCCATGCGTATTGGAAGTTAGCGCTTACTTTACACGAGAATGGTTTTCTTGTATAGTGGGAATCAAACGGGGGCATCACCCACCCCTCTATGCGGTTGAGCCGACCAAATAGGATAAACGTAGTGAACCATGTGGTACTTCAGTAAAGAGTAATCTTGAACAGGGCCTGTAGCGTGGAGTGATCGGAATGACAGCCATCACTAACTTAGACAAACGAGAGGCTCTCCTTTTAAAGGAACTCCCGCAATCACGGGTGTCTATCCTATTTGTCAACCAACTCCTCTCATAATCCAAATAACCTTATTTGTGTAAAACACTACATTTGGCTTTTCCAGTGCGGAGGAGGGTACAGCAATATTTCTACACAGCCGCACACCCCTCCCCCCCATAGTAAGCACTCACTTACATAGAAGTAAGCACTCACTTACACTAGGTGCTAATGAGAATCACTCGCATCTAGTAAGGCTAAATGAGAATCATTCGCATATGGGAGTTATGCACCTTATCCGCTAGACCTAGAATAATCCGATATCTAATCAGCATTTCACAATACGAAATAATAATAGTTATTTCATAATACGGAATTTAGCATACAAAATACTGGGTATGCATACAGTTTAGGGTAAATACTAGTTTAGACTTTATTGTTTAGAATCATAGAGTTAATCGTTATCATTTTTATATGGCACGATTCTCTTATGTATATATATGTAAGGGTAAGAAAAATCCTTACGTTCATTAATTTTTTAATAGGTGTGAAAAATGAAAAATCTCAAATTAACTTACTTCACCGATCCTAGTCATGGCTGGGTTAGCGTAAAGCTTCAAACCCTTAGAGACCTAGGCATAGCGGATCAAGTTAGCACATATTCCTATATGCGCGGTTTAAGCGCTTATCTCGAAGAAGATTGTGATCTAGGTCTACTTTTTAAAACGTGCGACGCTATCGGCCTTAAAATCGATCTAATCACTAAGCACACGAATAACCGAAGTCCTATCCGCTCGTATGCGGTTTATCGCGCTGGGGGTGCAGCATGATCCGCATATCAGTAACTTCTAAGCTTGACGGCATTCGATCATGGTCTCTTCAAGCGCTTGACACTTGTCCCGGATCGATATCTTCTCCGGGTGTTTTGGTTGACGCATGCCGAGGATGCTATGCTACTACGGGAAACTACAATTATCCGAATGTAAAAGCCCCTAGATTGTCAAACCGCGAAGATTGGCAACGCATGGACTGGGTTTTCGATATGGTGCAAGCTTTGCAAAATGATCGCTATTTTAGGTGGTTTGATAGCGGAGATATGTATACCCTAGGATTAGCAGAGAAGATCCTAGAAGTTATGCGCTTAACACCATGGGTAAGGCATTGGCTACCTACTCGTATGCATAAATTCCCTAAGTTTGAATTAGTGCTTAAAAGCATGCGCGAATTGTCTAATGTATCGGTACGTTTTTCTAGCGATTCGATTAATGGCCAATTCACTAAGGGCTTGCATGGATCAGTTATTGTTGCCGATTCTACTCAAACCACTAAGGCCATGACACTATGCCGCGCTTATGAAAATGCGGGAAAATGTAGCGGTTGCCGCGCATGCTGGGATAAAAAAGTAAAAATTATTGCATACCCAGCGCATGGTAAGAAAATGAATAAAGTTATTCAAATACTTAAAGCGGCATAAATACATAGACTGTAAACCCTTATTAATAGGGGTTTATGGCCTAGGCATTTTCCTAGGGTTTTTAAATAGGTGTAAATATGACAATTGAAAACCGATCGATCCGCGCAATTGCTTTAGATATCCGTCAAGACTGGGTAAAAGTTAACTATGCTGCAAAGCCCTATCTTGACGCTATGCTTGAATTATATTCAATTAATGATCCTTATTATCACGATACGGCAAAATCCGTAGTGCTTTACTTTTTAGCCAATGCCGCTAGTTATAGGGGAGATCGCGCTAAAGTATTGAAGTCCGAATTAAAATCTTTAGGGGTTTGATCATGGATAAAATTGATAAAATTATTGTAGGCGTAAGTCTCACTGGGTTTTTTTGCTTAATGTTAATCATTGGATTATGGGGTTAACGCATGATCTATGCTGCAATAGCACTATTGCTAAAAATCATACTTAAAAAGTAATTGTCCATTAACCTATAACCCGCTTCGGCGGGTTTTTTGTTGCCCATTAAATTTAAAGCTTTTAAACCCGTTTTATGGTTTACCTATACCTATCCCTAGGTTATCCATAAAAATCAATCCTAGGCACGTTTAAACCCGTTTAATCGGCATTGTCTAGGTTATAGGTACATAGGCCAACATGATCTAATGCTGCGTCAGGATCTAATCCTAGGTTATAGAAGTGAGCAGCCCATGCAATAGCTATTTTCATTCCAGCATGATCGCTCCCGTTTCCCATAGTGTCTAGGATCAACTTCTCGCTATCGGTTAGCGTCATATAGATCCTATTTGGCGTTTTACGGGGTAGTGCCATGTATTTGTTGTCTCCAGTACTCTGCTATCAGTAGGGCTTCAGCACGATTAATATCTTTTTTAAGCTTCAATTTAGCCCTAGGGAATAACTCTCTCGCTTTATCCAATGCTTCATTTTTGTCTGCTGATAGGCTGAAATGCTTTTTCCACTTTTGAGGGGTGACTAAGTGAAACGGGTAGTTTGTAAGCTCACAGACTGCACTTATCACGCCCACAGCACGCCCAAAAGAGAATGTGCTGCTAACCCCTTGGTTTGGCATTGAGTGGACTTGCTCCATGCAAATCTCTGCGCCTTCTTTGGGGTCGACAATGCTAAGGATTCGACTTTTAAACACCAATGCTCGAATGTGCTTCTCTAGGTGTTCAATGTTAAAACTGTCGATATATTCGCCATTGTGGTTAATTGCCCCTAATGCGCCATTGACAGAGCCTGGGTCTATACCGATGTAAATCATTGATTTTCCTTAATATTATTCATTCTTTTTTTCAAATCATTAGCGGCGACTAACCCACGCTTTTTCTCGATGTCGGATAAGGTCTGATACCACCAACCTGAAGCACTCATTTTCCCAAGGTCTTTCACTTTCCTCTTGTATCTCAAAATCCACTCT